TATCTTCACGCATAAGCTTCTTCATCATGTCCATGTGTTTTTTGGAATGATGCTTTGAATGTTTGTTGAGAGTAACTATTTGTTTAGGTGTTAGCTTTGCCATTCTTCTTTTTCTTTTTGGAATTTTTAGACAAGATCATAAAATCTTTTCTGGTAATCTTCTTGTCACCATCAACATCTAGTTTGTACTGTTTTCCTTTTAGTGGCATGATTAGGCAACCCTCAATGATTTTCTTGTGTAACCAGACGCAGTTCGTTTCTTGCCATCTGGTCCTTTGACTTGTCCTTTACAGACCTTGACAGCATAGGCATTAGCGTAAGCAGAAGGATAAACCTTGAACTTACGCTTTGCTGCTGACTTACCTCTGGCACATAACTTAGTCATTAACCGAAGACATCACTACCAGCTAAACGTCTTTGTACGTCTTCTGTGTAGGTAACATCTTTACCATATCTCTTATCAGACATGGCAGCTACTACTTCTTGTGTAGATCTGTAAGGTGTAGGTCCACTTGTTGCAGCACGACCAGAGTAAAGACTTGGTTCAACTCCCATAGCGTTTTGGTATCTAGTATATAGTCCTTGTACCATCATACTAAGTTGTGGTCCAGACATTGTGTTTGTTGCTTCATTGAAAGCTTCTATCTCTGGCTTAGATAAATTTTCTAAAGCCCAACTAACCATCTTGCCATAGGCTTCATCTCCACCTATAGAATCTCTAATACCTTTTACTTCTTCCTGTGCTAGTTCTTCTGCTGCACCTTCTTCGCCTTCAATGTATCCTCTTTCAACTGCCACTCCTTTTAAATAAGAATCAACAGCATTGGCAGATAAGCCAGCATCTAATAGAGACTGATACATTTCTTCTGGTATCTCTCCTTCGTTCTTATCAAACTCAGCAGCTATCTTATATGGATCTATATTGTTTTCTTTAAATAGTTCTCCTAAGATTTCTCCATAGTTTTCATTTACAGAATTGTAATCTACAGTTCCATCTTCTTGGTAATAATCTTTATAAGATTCTGGTACTCCTGTAGTTTCTTCTTCAGATACTTGATCTTCTTCTGTAACAGAACCAAGCTTACCTTCTAATTCTTTGTAGCTGTTTGCTAAATCTTCTACAGATTTAAACTTACCAGCATACAAACCATTCTCATCTTTCAGACCTTCAAGATCTTGTTGAGACATTGGTGGTGTTTCAGATACTTGTACTTGTGATGAAGTCATAGTGGTTTTTTCTTTTAACTATAGTGAATTGTGTTGCCATGTCCAGTAACGTAATCACCCGACTTCTCTGGTACAGGGTTTTCTTCGTACTCACCTACACGACTAACGACTGCTTTTTCAGATTCAGAGACAAACTTTCCATCTTCATCTCTTTTTCTACTAGGCTTCTTGGTTGGCATCAGGTGTTCCTCCTTGTTGTTGTAGTTGTTGTGCCTGTGCATCAGCTAAACCTGCTTCTGCATTTACTTTAGGATCAAGCAAACGTGAACCTAAAGCAGCAGGTCCAAGACTTTGAATAAGCTGTTGTTGTTGTGCAGCTTGTTGTTCTGCTTGGATTTCCTCCTGTGTTTTTACTAGGTTAGCAGTATCTATACCGATACTGGTAGCAAGACGTTTGACCGCTTCATCTACATTAACGTACTGTCTCATTACATCTGGTCCTAATGCTTGAGCTACAGTTCCAATAAACTCAATCAGTTTGTTTCTATCATTACCTCTACCAAGACCTTGAAGTCCTGTTACTATCTTGGGTTTGACCAGTTCATCAGGCAGCTTGGGAACTTTACCTTGTCTTACTAATAAGTGCATACGTCTTCTTAGGTATGGTAGTTGGAACTCTTGAGTCAAGATACTATAGATACCACCAAGACTATTCTCTAGTTCTTGTGCCATAAGATTTATCTCGGCTGCTGTTACTCTTTCTGCATCACGTTGTACTGATCTTGCCATCAAGAAAGCAAACTCAAGTCTTGCTTCTATTCTTTGTATTGCACTAAAAGCAACAGAGAAGTCTGCACTCTTACCAACTTGCATGACAGAAATATCTGCTGCACTACCTTCTCGTATAGCTCCATTAGGTGCTTTAGCTATAGTTGCTGCCCTTGTAATTCCATTTGGATTGACTAGAAATAATGTCTTAGCACTAGCAGCAGCACCTTCAATTATTGCTTGCATCAAAGACTCAAGACTAATTAAGTCTCCTCTGTATTCTTCAACATATCCTCTACCATAATCTTCTCCATCTACCCTAATGAACCTGAGAGGAATAAAGGGAGTAACATCTACCTTTGATCTACCATCTGTGTTTGGTATTTTTTCTCCTTTACATTCTTGAAACCAGAAGAAGTCATCATTCATTCTTTTGATTGATGTATATATATCCAAGTCTCCCTTCATCATATCTGCGTCATAGTTCTCTTTCTTCTTAATTTGTTCTAAGAACTCAAGAGGTAGAGCCTGTGGGTGTACAGTTTCTTTGATTAGTATTTCTAAAACATTACCAACCTCATCACGCTTACAAACAAACTTAGATAGTGGATATACTTTCAGTCCTTTATCTGTCAGATATAACAAGACGTTACCTGATACTACAAGATGCTTGAGTGCTTCAAACATAGCAACTCTATCGTTAGATATTTCTATCTGATTCATCAAAGCATTTTCTATTGTGCGTAGTCCTTTATCTATCTCACTCTGTAGTGCTTGTTGTCCTTGCTTTCTTATTTCAAGGTCATCTATTTCTAATTTAAAAAATGCTGTGCTTGGTGGTAGCAAAGTCATTAATAATTTATTTGATAAAGAATTAACTCCACGACTACCTGTTGCTTGAAAAGGTGTCTTGATCCTAGCTCTAGTACCTGATGTCTGTTCTGGTATCAGACTAGGTATGGTTAGCTTAGAAGATTCCTTTGCTTCTCTATCGTAAACAGACCTGCTACTGACAAGTGCTTCGTATCTACCTGCTGCTGTCGTTCCTTGTGTGGAGTATTCCATTTTATGAATAGTTTAAATTACCTGCATTAGTGCTATTAGCAAGCAGAGGTATTTGTAAAGACCTAGTGCCTAATCGTCTTGGTGCTATAGCCCTAGCCATTCTTCCACCTGTAACTTTCTGACCTGTCTTTTTCTTTTTGGGTTGACCCATAGTTCTATCATCACTAATAGCAACCTTTCTTGCGGTAGGTTCTATAGCAGAATCAACTGGTTTTGGATCTGGTAATGGTGGTGGGCTTGGGCTTCTGAAACACATAGTAGATTACTTCTTAGATTTAGCCTTACTTCTAAGGCTCTTGCGATAGGTACTTGTTTTCATTTTCCTAATTCTACCAGTACTATCTTTTTTCATTGTATATTTACCTCCGCTAGTTTGCTGTAATTTATCAGCAGTTGTAAGGTTAGGATCTACATAAGTTCCTTCTTCTTTCTGTCTCTTTATCTTTAAAGTCTCTGTTGCTTTCGCTGTATCTATAGGGTCATCAACTCCTGTCTGTGTACCAGATATAGTTACAGGTCTATTCTGATATTCACGTTGAGGTTGTTGTCTCATTTGACCACCGCCACCAAGACACATAGCTAGTTCTCCAATACTCTGTTAGTTAACATAGTTTCTTTTTGTCTTAGTTGCTGTTCAATTAAGTAATCAACAACAGACCTCTGCCCTGCACGATACCACACTTCACGATCTGATAGCGATAGGTCTGGGCATCTGTTAGGAAACACAGCATCTAAAGCTTGTATAAGTTCGTCAGTAATTACAGGTAAAGACACAAAAATTAAAGAGCTATTTCTATATTATATGTTAGTGTAAGGATAGCAAGGAGTGGTTACCTTGTTGCAACGCTAAGAAAACCTCTAGGTAAGTGGTTCTATCTAGGGGTTTTCTTTATGGATTCCAAAGTTTTACTTCACCTGTATTGTAATCATAATCTCCTTCTCTCAGTATTCTTGTAAGCCTTGCGTTCAAGATGGCATCAGCAATCGTGTAACCTTTCTTAGTATATGTCTCCTGTACCTTAGACCATAGTGCTTCTTTAGTATCAGGTGTATTAGCTAGTGTCTTTGAAGCAGTAACCATACCCATACCTTTGATACCAAGTATCCCATCACCAGCGTCACCTGCTAACGACATCTCAAACCAATGTCTTGTTGCTTTCTTATTAGTAATATGTTCTATCGAATCATCAGCTATAAGTTTGCAGGGTAGTGTTCTCATATCTTTATCTACTGAAACTATTATCGGGTCTTTGTATCTGCCATTAGTAGCAAGCAAACCTAGTACGTCATCTCCTTCTAAGTTTTCATAAGCAACAGTTTCATATCTTTCTTTTACTTCTTTGATAACACTCTTGAGTGCTAGTGGTTTACGTTTACCTATCCTGTTGATCTTGTACTCAGGGAATATCTCATGTCTGAATGTAGGGTAAGAAGTGA